CAGCCAACTCAACGTATTGACTGTAAAAGTCATAGGTAGCAAGGCCGCCGGCTACGTTGAAATTCATCAAGTAAACATTCATTGATGCCTGTGCAAACGGATCAAAGTTTGACGCAAACGGTCCAGTCGAGTCACCAAATGTTCTACGGAAACACTGTCGCACACTCACAACTTCTTGCGGCAGTGTGTAGATGTTTTCGTCCTTGACCAAGGTGAAAAAACTGTAACTTTCTTCGTAGGCATTTTGCGCTCGTTGACGGTAAGTGCCAATTGTTTTGGCATACGCGGATTCGTAGTGTGCTGGATCCAATTCCAAATCAATGATTTGACTGCCCAGCTGAAGCTGTACATACTCAATGAGATTTTGCTTGAGTTCGCTTAGAGTATCTTGTTGTTCGGCCATGATATAATATTTATGGAACTACCTGACTTTTTTTCTGGCCAAATAGTGCGATTTGTACTGTGTACTGGGCAGAATTCGCACTGTGGTATAGCCTGATTGATGGTGTGCAAGATCTCTGACCCTTGTTGTTCAACTTGTTCTACTGTGAATGGCTGATAACTGTTCATCAATATACGTTGTGAATCTGTAAGTTCTAGTCCTATTTGGCGATCAAACTGCGGCAGTAGTGCTACAGGACCGCACTTGTAGATTTTGCCTTCAATAAAGTGATAACTTTTGTATCGCACAAAACCACATTGAGCATGAGCTTCCGCCGCGTCTGAATTGTGGACCCGATATTGACCATTCTCGCCCAGTTGTACAGCTGAGGTATAAAAATTATTGTCCACATGCATGTTTATCTGCACGCCATTAGCATCATGTGCTGTGTAAAACGCTTGGTAGTTGCGATAAAAAGGTGGGGCATCGCGACCAAGATAAGTGCCCCATTCTTTAATAGGACCCTGTAAAAACTCTGCTATCTGTTGTCGTAGATGATCAAAATGATTCATATTGTGCAGGCTGACCTGCAAATGCACAAAGTTTTTACGACGAGTAGCATAGGCCTGTACCACATCATACAAGCCTGGCACTCGATTCAACTGCAATCCGTTGGTCAGTATCTGTACATCACAGTTGAATGTGTCAGCAAGGCCTGCAATCCATTCTTTCACTGTGGGATTTAACAATGGCTCTCCGCCCATGAGCACAATACTTTGTAGCTCAATAAGGTGAGCCCAGCGTTGGTATGTTTCGGCATAGTCCGACCAACGCTGGGAACCTTTGAAGTTGAAATTGTTAAATCTGTTACAGTTATCGCAGGTTAGATTGCAGACATTGGTAATGTAAAATTCAACTTTGTTGTCAAATCGATATTTCATCCCATACTTACCAACTCTTAAGTATGATCAAATTCTCTGTGCCGCGGGCATTCCAAGCGGTCTCGGTAGCTTTGATATCCTTGAACGCCTTGCGGGCGGCAGGCTTGCCGGCACCCACAATACCTTTAAGTTGCTCTACTGGTTTGCGCAGAGTCTTTTGTACAGTTTCCACCGTTGAGAATCCAATGATTGAGTTGTTTTTTACAGTGAAAGACTGCGTGTGGCTGTCTGCCACCAGGTGGATGAGCTTGCGCTTTTTACTGTCATACAACCAGGCTTCAGATTTGTCCACAAGGCTTGCGGCTGGCTGGCTCTTGAGTTTGAGTTCTGCAAATTCTGCTAGAATCTTAAACTTAGCCGCACGTTTTTCAGGTGGCACTGCCCGGACCTTGCGTGGCTTGCGTTCTACTTTCTTGATCTGCACATAAGCACCGCAGTCGTTTACAACAGCTTCGCAAAATTTGATCACATTGCGCAGTTGAATTTTGGAGAGATGGCTGTATGCTTCTACCAGTTGTGCATCCTTGCCTTCAACCACTGCTTCAAACTCTATGAGTTTGCGCTTCCAGTTGTCGGCAATTTGGCTGATCATTTGCGGTGCTACATTAAGCCCACGCATGATTGCAACAGGTTTGAAGTCTGCAGTCAGTTTGGCACCGCTCAACATGAACTCGTCAAACATGCCGTCCAGTTCGCCGTTGCACTCTGACGCTTTTTCGCGCAGGCGGTCCTGGATGTTGGGTTTGGCCACAGCAGGCTCTTCTGTGACTTCTGCCACCTCATTTTGCTTGCTGTCTAAAATTTCTCTCAATTGGTTTTGCAATTTGAGCTGTTCTGCGTCATGCAGTTCTAGTCCCACCATACTCATGCGGCATAGCCAGCCTGTGGTCAGTCGAATTGCTGAGTCTGGGATTCCTTTGAGTAGTCGCACATCTCCTTTGCGGTCATGTGCTTCCAGGTAGTTTACAATCATGTCCCGGGCGTCTTTTTTGCCGTAGAAATAGTTGTACCAAGAGAATGCCTTGCTCAGTCGGCTGGCACGATACTCTGTGGGCTGGACCTGCCAAGTTGGCTCCATGCCCAAGATGTTGGTGTCGGAACTGCGGGGATTTAGCAGTTTAATTTTGAATGTGGTACTCATGTGTGTCCTTACTTATTTGTAGTTAAATCTCGGCAGAGGTCAAACAAACGCATGGCACGTTTGAGTTCAAAGTTTTTGTGGTTGTACATGTATTTGCGTTTGCGTTCTGCAATGTCTAATGCCTCCATCAATTGCCATTTGGTGTTAAAATCTGACTTCATCAAAATACGATTCATGTCAACAATGTCCAGGCTGTACTCCAGCCATTTTTCTGTGGCTTTTATTTTGTCATAGGGCAAGACAGCCTTAGACTTGTTGGCAGTAGAGTACTTTGCGACAAAATTTGCTGCCTTCATACAAACTCCTGTAGTGAACAAGTGTGTATTATAGCACGTTAGGGTTTATTGGTCAATTGAGCAGAAAGTAGTACTAAAGTAAGATCTGCTTCCCTGCGGAAGGAGACCCAGAATGGACGATTGGCGCGGCCGTTGTTTTTACCAAAGTAAGCATGCCAGTCGTTGGCGGGCATGTAGCCTTGACCTCCCAGTTTGGCCTTGCATATTTGTTCAAAAGATGTGCCTTCCCCCAACCAACTATCACATCGCACAGCAATCACATGCCCGTGCTGTTTGTATTGGCGGTATCTACGGTCCAGTTTAACGACTTTCATACCCAAAGTATAACAGGTTTGGAATTATTGGTCAACCGGCCCATAAATATATGTTATGCCACGTCTAAGTTTATACCGCCCAAATCGTACAAGAGACTACCAATTTATGGATCGCACTATTAGTGAGATGTACACGGTAGGTGGCCTCGACATTTTCATCCACAAATATCTGGGCCCACAAACTGGCGGGCAAGATTCTGCTGTGAGCGGCAATTACGACGTCACACAGCCCATTTATGATGATCAAAGTCCGCTAAACATTCAGGATTTATTGTTGCTGGAAAACAGAGACAGAGTGTATGACCCAGATATCTACATCATGCGAGGTGTGTATCGTGTACAGGATGTGGACTTTGATCTAACACAATTTGGATTGTTTTTGAACTCGGATACCTTGTTTGTGACCTTTCACTACAACGACATGATAGACACATTTGGTCGCAAGCTCATGAACGGTGATGTTATTGAAGTGCCAAATTTAAAAGATTACAACCCCCTAAACGCTGCCTTGCCCTTGGCCTTGCCCAGATACTATGTGATCCAAGATGCCAACTTTGCAGGAGAAGGCTTCAGCCAAACTTGGTTGCCGCACTTGTGGCGTATCAAGGCCACGCCACTGACCAATGCACAAGAATACAACAGCATACTAGACAAGCCATTTGTGTCTGAATACATTTGGGATCCAGGTGATTTCTATCCTGGTGGCAGTATTGTGAATTACGGTGATGTGTATTACCGAGCCACTAGAAATGTTCCTGCTGGCACAGAAATTACAGATACTAGTTATTGGACTGAGTATACTCCGCCCACAATCTCTGACATGCAGAGCACTAGACCCAAAGATCAACAGATCAATGATGACATACTGGCTCAGGCCAATGTGGAAGTTCCACTCAGTGGGTATGACGTTGAAAAGTTTTATGTTGTGGCCACACTTGAAGATGGGCAACCTGCCAATCCAACCAGTTTGAGCACCATAGACGGCACCACTGTGGATGGCACACAGGGTGGCATGAACATTACTCCACGAGCAGATGGATACACCGCGGGCTATCTCACTGGTGATGGCTTTGCCCCTAACGGCTTGCCTGTTACTCCTGGTGTGAGTTTTCCGGCCA